CAGGTGGTTAGTAAGAATAAACGGCACACCAGCAGACAAATGGTTTCACACAATTAGCAACTGCCCAAAGTGTAGAAAATTCTTATTATCTTTGAACAGTGAACACAGGAGATTATGAAAAGTTTGGGGTATCTGGGATCGTCTTAGCAGGAGCATACGCTGTTGTAAGATGGGTGGTTAAACGCCTAGATACCTCAGACCAATACAACAAAGATAGGGACAAAGCAGATTCAGAATTGATAAGGTTATTAAGTGGGGTAATTGAAAAAAACAACATCACAAACGAGTTGATTCTATCTAACCAAAAAGAACTCCTAAATAATCAAAGGATAATTCTAATGAAACTAGATAAAAAAAGATGAACTCAAATAGACAAGAACTACACAACCTACTTAAAAAAACAGTTAAAAGTATAACCGTTTTATATCTTGATGATGAAAAACATAATCTAAAAAGCTTTGAGGCTAACTTTAATAGGAAGTATGAGGTAATAACAGCACAAACGGAAAAAGAAGCGTTAGAACTACTTAAAACTAATAAAATAGATGTGTTCCTGACTGATTATAATATGCCAAAGGTTAACGGCAATCAAATGATTGAGAAAGTGAAAAAACTATACCCATCAATCAAATCAATGATTATAACCGCTTATTCAGAGGGGGTAAAAGCTAATGTTCCTGTTCTTTATAAACCGTTTAATATACCTGAGATTGTAAATAATATTAGTATCTTAGCATAAGAAATCATACTTCGTTTGTGTTTGTTTAATTGTGGTCTTAAATCCTAGGTGTTATGCATCTGGGATTTTTTTTGTAACTTGGATTAATAGTTAATTTCTATTAATATGGATAAGAGAAAAGAAAACGGGGGGCATAGTACCAAATCAAAAGGAATAGATAAACGAAAGAATGCCTATAGGGATGCAGTAGAAGAAGCCATAAGCCCTCAGGATATTATAAATATACTACACAAGTTTAGAGATGATTACTTAGCTACTGGTGATATTCAAGCAGGTAAAACAGTGTTAGAGTATTGTGTAACTAAACCAACAGAGAACAAAGACTTCACAACAAACGGTAATGATATTGTTGCAAACGTGGTTATATCTGATGAGTTAGCAAAAGAGTTGAGCGATAATATAGAGGATGAATGTTAGCTATACACAAGAAGAGAAAGACGCTGTAATTAAATACAAACTAGAAAACGACTTCTTATTTTTTACTAGGTATTTCTTTAAGGAAAACTATAATAGAAAGTTTGTAGTATCTCCACATCATAAAAAGATAGCTAGGAAGCTTAAAGAAGTTATTGATGGCAAATGTAAACGCCTTATAATTAACATTGCGCCACGGTACGGAAAAACAGAGTTAGCGGTAAAAGCTTTCATAGCTTATGGTTTCGCTATCAACCCACGTTCTAAATTCTTACACGTTTCATACTCTCAAGAATTAGCAGTAGCAAATTCAGAAGAGGTAAGAGATAGTTTTATATTAAATCCTGAATACGATAGGTTTTTTAATGTTGGATTAAACCCATCATCAACAGCAAAAAAGAAATGGGAAACTAAAGAGGGTGGTGTATTATACGCAACAGCTACAGGTGGACAGGTTACAGGGTTTGGAGCTGGTGAAGTAGACAGTGAAGAAGACTTTTTCAATGAGTATCAAGACACGTCTAAATTCAGTGGTGCAATTGTTATTGATGATCCAATTAAACCAGAAGACGCAGACCATCCATTGATTAGAAACAAAGTTAATCTAAGGTTTGAGAGTACACTAAAGAACAGGGTTAACAGCGTAAACACTCCTATTATCGTTATCATGCAACGATTACATGAAGATGACCTATGTGGTCACTTACTACAAGAGTACGGTGATGAGTGGGATGTTTTAAAACTTCCTTGTATTGATGAAGATGGAAAGCCTTTATGGGAGTTTAAACACAACCTAGAGTGGTTAGAAAAGGAAAGAGAAAAGAATCCTATTAACTTCTCTAGGCAATATATGCAGAACCCTAAATCAAGAGAGGGTATCCTGTATGGTGAGTTCAAAACATACAACGAAATACCAAGCGGAAAGAGAGAGAACTACACAGATACAGCAGACAAGGGAACAGATTATCTTTGCTCAATATCTTATGTGGTTAACGGTGGTTATGCTTATGTTTTAGATGTTGTTTATGACGATAGTAAGAACGAAATAACCGAGCCTATAGTAACGGATAGTTTAAAAAAGAACGGTGTTACAACGTGCCGTATTGAATCAAATAACGGAGGTAGAGCGTTCAGCAGGAACATAGATAGATTGAGTAAAGAGATAGGTAATGGTAAAACAGCGTTCAAACCTTTTCACCAATCTAAAAATAAAGAAGCTAGGATACTAAGCAATGCCTCTAATGTGATGAATCATATTATTATGCCTTATGACTGGTCTACTAGGTTTCCTAAATTCCATAAAGATGTGACAGGATTCCTTTCTAGTATGAAGAATCCGCATGATGATGCGGCAGACACGTTAACAGGAGTATATGAAAAAAGTCTAAAAAGCGATTTTTATGCTGGATAATTCGTATTTTTATTAAATAATGTTTGATTAAATGAATTTTATACAAAAGCAACTATTAAACATCGCAGTTAAAAGCGGAGCTGTAAACCTTATTAGTGGGAGTTCATTATCCTCTAAATGGTTTGGGCAAAACTTTAGCTTTAACAAATATCAAAACGATAGCCAGTTAATAGAACAGGGCTACGGGGTTAATACAACTGTGTACGCTGTAACAAAGCTTAGCGTAGATGCTTCCGTCTCTATTCCTTTTATGCTTGTAGAGCAAACAAAAAACGGAGAAGAAGAAGTATTAAGCGGTGATTTATTCGATATACTTCAAAACCCTAACTCTAAACAAGTATTCAAAGAGTTTCAAGAAGAAGCGTTAACATACTTAAACCTTACGGGTGATTTGTTTTTACAAGGTACTGAGGCTATTGGTTTCGGTAATGCTTTTCAAGAGATTATAACACTACCATCACAAAAAGTAGAGTTAGACATTAACTCTAACGGTATAGTATTAAAGTACGACTTTACAACATCAGATGGTCGTATAGTTCCGTTAACTACAGATGAAATATACCACGGTAAATACATTAATCCAACAGAAGGAGGTATTACAAACCAAAGAGGTCTAAGCCCTTGGCAGGCTGGTTTTAGATCGGTTACAGCATCTAACGAATTGCTTACAGCACAGGCATCTGTATGGGCTAACAAAGGGGTTAGCGGTTTACTTACCTCTAACACAGATGAAACTTTATCTAGTGAAGAAGCTAAGGCAGTACAGGAGGCGGTAAACTTAAAACTTGGAGGTAGTCACAAGGCTAACGGGGTAGCAGCAACAACGGCTAATGTAAGGTTTGAACAGATTGGAATGGCTAGCTCTGATATGCAACTAATCGAATCAGACCCTCAGAAAGTTAGATATATTGCTATGTTAATGGGCATTGACCCTGCTTTATTGGGTGACCCAGAGAGTAGAAAGTACTCTAATTTAAAGGCAGCTGAGAAGAGTTTATTTGTGCGTTCAGCTATTCCTAACAATGAAAGGTTAATATCTTATTTGAATAGGTTTTTAGTTCCTGCATGGAGCAAAAAGGACAATAAGAAATATATTATTAAGCAGAACCTAGAAGGGGTTGAAGCACTACAGCCTGATAAGAAGATAGAAGCTGAAAAAAATAAGATTGTAAGTGAATCAGTAACAGCACTATTGTCTTCTCCATTATCACCAGAGACTAAGGAAATAATGTTAATTGATATTCACGGATACGATGAAGACAAAGCAAATACTTTAGCTAATGGAACAATTGAACAGGGAACAAATCAAGGAACTCAACAAGAAGAAAGTCAAGAAGATTAAATCTGAAAAAGTAATTTTAAAAGATGATTTGCAAGGAACTAAATAAGGATTTTGATAATAAAGAGTTAATGTTTTCTGAATTGAAAGCAAATAAAGACCTTATAATCAAACAAAAGAAGGCTGATATTTACAAATCTTGTGATAAAGGTGTAGGGATTATTGCTAAATCTTTAAAGTTAGAGGCTAACAAAGGACAGTTAGAAGATGATAGCTCTTACTATATCGCTGTTAATACTACTAATGTACTAGATTCTCATGGTGATTTGCACGTAAAAGGTATCTGGAACAAGACAGTAAAAGAACAACAACAAAAAAACTACCTTCTATTAGATCATAAAATGGAGATGGGTAGTGTTGCTGTTAAAAAAGAGAATGTTGAAATGTTCTTAGCTGATATCCCTTTTAGTTCTGTTGGTAAATCATTTACCGGCAACACACAAGCATTGATTTATAAGGTATCAAAAGACAATGTAATTAACCCAATAGCAAAAGAGTGGTTAGAGTCTGGTGATGATATAGAGGCTTCTGTAAGGATGCAGTATGTTAATGTTGAGCTTGCTATGAACTCAGATGATAAGAGGGATAAGGCAGAACTTAAAACGTTTAACGATAACATTAATAACATCGCTAACAAAGGAGACTTTGAAGAGATAGAATATTTTTGGGTAGTTAAAGAAGCTAAGAATTTAGGAGAAAGCTCATTGGTTTTAATGGGTTCAAATAGTAGTACAGGAGTATTGAACAATGAAGCCGTTGTAAACACTTCATCTAAAGATAAAGAGCCGTTGGAAGACACTCAAGAGAAGGAAGAAAGAAAATTAAATAGAAGATTTTAAAAGTAAAATTATGTTTGTTAAAAAGAGTGTTGAAGAAGTTGCTGCATTAACAGAGGAGCAATTCAAATTGTACCAAGTAGAAAAAGACGCTGACGAGGCTATCAAGACTGCTAAATTAGTTTCAAGTGTTGAGGCTAACGCAAAAAAGAATGATGAGTTAGAAGAAGCTTTAAAGACTCAAGGCGTTGAAATGTCTAAGCTGAAAGAGAAAACACTAAATTCTAATGTTAGTGCTGTAAAATCTTGGATTAAAGAGAACGCAGAAACAATCCAAAAGTTAAAAACAGCAGGACACGGTTCAATTGAATTAAAAGTTGTTGGAGCATTAACAACAGGATCAGCATTAAATCCAGACGGTATTCCTGAAATTGTAGGCGTTCAAGTTGCACCACCTACAAACGTTAACTTAAGAGGAGTTATTTTTGAACCTTTAGTTACAAAAGTAAACACATCATTAGCCGCTTACCCTTACACAGAGTCAGTTCCTAAAGATGGTGATTATGCTTTTGTTGCAGAAGCAGGAACTAAGCCTCAAATTGATTTCAAGATTGAGACTAGATACGCACAACCTGTAAAAGTTGCTGCTCACGAGGTTTTAACTGATGAATCAATTACTGATATTCCAAACTTACAAAGTATCGCTGAAGGGTTCTTAAGAGCTAAACATGATCTTAAAAAACAAAACGGTATCTTCTTTGGTGATGGTATTTCTCCAAATCCTAAGGGTGCGACTGTTTTTGGTCGTACTTTCGTAGCTGGTGATATGGCAAATGCTGTTGCTTCTCCAAACTTCATGGATGTAATTAACGCGTGTGTTACTGATATTTTCACTACACACAATTATCAAGACGAAATGCCTTACTTGGCTAACCTTGTAATGATTAATCCTGTTGATTTCTACTTAAAACTAGTATCAGCAAAAGATTCACAAGGACACGCCTTATATCCTGAAGCTGGATTGTTTAACCGTGTTGTTATTGGTGGTGTTACAATCATTCCTTTTGAAGATATTCCAGCAGGAAAAATATTTGTTGCTGATTTATCTAAGTATAACGTTACTGATTACGTTGGTTATACTATCAGAATTGGATGGATTAATGATCAGTTAATTACAAATGAATTTACAATGGTTGGTGAATCAAGATTTCATGCTTTCGTTAAGAAATTAGACGAACAGGCATTTATCTATG